TCGTTGTATTTATTAACTTCAAATAATGTGCTAATAGCTTCCTCCTCCGCAATCTCAATAGCAGGTTTGTAGTTAAGTTGCATATACAACTTAAGCTCATCGTCTGTTGCTGGTAAATCATCTGGAGAAACAGTAAAAGGGTCTACCCCTGTTTTCTTTTGTATAGTTTCTAATAATGGTTTAGCTACCATCTGTCCTTCTATCATTTGCTGATACTTACTTCTCTTTGACTGAGACATAGCATCCTGAGCAAAAGCCTTTGGAACAAACTCTCTACTTTGCATACCGTTAACAACGATGTCTACAAATTTAGGAAGTATAGGGACTGGAGTCCAGTCTAGGTTTAAGTAAGACAGGTCACCATCTACCGCTAATTCGTTCTTGTATTTACCTATAGATTGCTCACCTCTTGCGTACAATCTCAACCTGTGGAAGTCCTTCCATTGGTCGTAGTATCTACAACTGTTTCCGTCTTTTTTGAACCATTCGTATTGAATTGCTTGCCCGATCTGTAAACCAAACTCATCAGAAGCTTTCTTGCTATCTGAAACAAATTGACTAGGAAAACCTGCAGATGATATATTTATGTCTACTTTCTTCATCTAATAATTTCGCTATTTGTACCTTTATTGTTATACATTGCAAAGTTAACCTTTATTTTGGAAACTTTTTTCTGTGGTGTGTATAAGTATCTTTGTGTTGCCATTATGGCTAATCCAGAAGATATACTTGCATCAAACTTCGTTCTGTTGCTTATATCAAACTTTGCCCAGTCCTCTAGTGTTCTGGCAAATATACAATCTCCCATCTCATCTTCGTTCTTAATTCCTATATGCTCTTCAATATAAGATTCAATTGCTGATGCGTGTGCTTGTTTTATGTCCTCGCTTGAATTGGGCATCCCTCCGAGCTCCTTTTCAGTTTTTGATAACTTAGTATAGTGCTTGTCTGGACGGTTCATACAGAAGCCCCTATAGCCTCTATTCTTAAAGTGATACAACAACCTTGGCTTATTGTTCTCAATTAGTATAGGCATACCATAAAACACACAAGCCTTTAAAACATCCTCAAAGAATATCTCAGCAGTTTGTGGTCTAGCAATATACTCTAAGAAAAATTGGTTAATTGGTGCGTTATCCATATGGAACATTGTCTTACCGTGAAGTGCACCATTAGATCCACCTCCACCAACAACTCCTGATATATCATAACTATCACATCCAAACGCTCCAAGATGTTTATTACCTGGGTGTTTTATTCCGTTCTTAGTTTCTATTCTATTTTGTAATCCCTTTTCTGGTGTCCAAGATACATAAAATCTGCCTCTCGTATCAGGGTTAAACATTACCTCAGTATCTTTTATTCCATTCTTCCAACTTAAGTTACCTCTAGTTAAATGATGGTCAGTTATTAACGAGTCGTTGTAATCAATCTGTTGGTATATCTTTGTTAAGTTAAATATAGACTGCTTACTCTCATCTCTAAATGCGTGTGACTCTGTTCTAGGGAATTGACGGTAGTATTCGTTTAATGCATCTGCATCATTCTTTAATGAGTCAACCTCATCCTGCCAGTAGTTAATAGCTCCTTTTATAATAGGCTCTCCATCAATACCTAACACAGGTTTACTTGGTGTGTGGAATACAGGCATACCGAACCTGTCGATAAATCCCTCCATATTCCATTCCATTGGAATAAATAAACTATATAAACCACTCTTAGTCTGACCATTCTTATTTCTTGTAAAAACATCAGAGTCCTCGTAAAGCTTCTTGAAGTTATCTCCACCCTTTGATAGTGCATTTGATGTTGATCCCATCATACACTTTCCTATAATCTTACTACCCAATCTTAAACAAGTCTTTGTAACTCGCCAGTTATTTAGAATATTATTAGGCTTAATCCATTTTCCTGACTCATCGTGAACTAATAGTAATAACTTCTCACCATCATAACTATTGTCGTCAGTATTCTTCCAATCTATTGTGGTATCCAATCCATATAACTCATCGTTAGTAGAATCAAACATATTTTTTTTAGTAATCTTAGACGCAGGAATCCTAAACGCTAACTCCGTCTTTGGTTTATCCATACCATCTTGAATAGGTCTAAAGAAAAATGGTAGCCTATTTGCAATAGGAACAACCTTATCTGTAAACATCTTCTTTGCATCTGACCCTGTCTTAGACAGTATTCCAACTCGTGCATCTTTTGCAAGAGTTCCTGTATTAACACATTCAGATGATGACATAAATGAGAATCCTGAACGTCTTATCTTTAAGTAATCCATTCCAAAACTTCTCTTGTCAGCCTTACAAGCTTCCCAAAATAAAAATAGTAACCTATTCGCCTCCCTGAAGTCAGGGTAACCAACATCAATTGAGGTCCACTGTAAGTACATATACTGAGCTCCAGTTATATAAGTTGATGTACCGTTTGATTTAAACCACATCCCGTACTCTCTTCTATCAAACTCTGCTTCAATATAGTCTACCCACTGATTTTTAAACTCAGTTGGCTTATCGTTCCAATGAAATATAGTTTGAATCTTTGATAGTATCTTAGGAAGTGCTTGTCTCTCCCAGTATTGCTGATCCTTTTTTGTGTCCCTTTCAAAACATTTCTTAGGGGTGGCAGGTAAACCTATCCTTAAACCCTGAATAGAAATAATATCACCAAGCGTTCCATCCTTAGATATCACAACAAAGTCATACTTCTGGTCGTGACCATACACCCAAGACTTAGCCTTGTTCTTATTAGTCATTACACTCTTAGGAACTACGTCCTCAAGTAAGATGTATAAGCTATTTTGATTTTCTTTCTGCAAAGCCTTGTTTTGTATCAGTTCTACTAGGACCTTTCTCTAAGGACTCTATTGCTTCCTTCTCTGCGTCTATCCTACTTAGAATCTCAAACGCATCAAATATCGCTAATTTTTTAGTGGCTGCAGCATTCTTTAATTTATCTGCCGACAAATCATCTTCAGGGTCTTGCTTAATTATTGCCTCCTTGGAAACTTTAATCAGTTGCTCAACTGCTTTATACCCTGCCTCTATTATTCTTAATTTTAGTTCTTTTGAATTCATAACGCTAATGTTATTTGATGATCATAAATTCTATAAAGAATCTCGTCATCTACATTAAACTCATACTCACTCTCAGGTGTAAAAGATATTAAGTCTCCTTTATTTACATCCTGACCTGATAGATACTCATTTGGATATACCATCTCCCCAACTAAAGGTTCGTTTGTAATTGGCTTATAGATGTATGACTCCTCAACGTCTACTGGCTTTACAAAACAGTATCTACCGTATGCGTTCCATCCGTCTTTATTCTTATACATATAAAACTGCTCGTCCTCTATGAAAAATAAGTCATCTTTAAACCAGCTCTTACCACTCTGCTGAGTTCCTTTGATATCGTTGTAATACTTGAATACATTATGATGTACTAGAAGTATATCTCCAACTTGTATCGGACCATTATATTTTAATGGAAGTTCTATAACCTCAGCCTCTCTATTTGAGTACTTATGGTCTTCTTGAGAGGTGTTGATAATGAAATCAATTCCCCCTATTTTTTTAGTGTTGTTATACCTTTTACCCTCCAAAGGTTTAGCTATAAACGCAAATGGTGACTTCATACTTAATTTAATTTAATTGTACTGTACTGTATTAGAAATTTATATTGTACTCAATAGACACTGGCATATTAGATGTAAACTCTTTCCATAGTAAAATCTCATCACCACTCTGGATGTAAATGACAATAGAGTCAGCTTCTTTTTTTATTAGGTGTATAAAAAACTTACCACTTAAAACGTCCTGTCCTACTATGTAATGCATAGCACCCGACTTATAGTCGGGTCCTACTGAGATTTTTCTTATGTCCATTATTGTATAGTTATAGTCATTTTAAATTTATATAGTTTTGTTGGCATTGCAGCTGATATAAAAGACTCTATAGTATAATAGTAATCTGTTGTTGAAATCGCATCTGCTGCCCCAATAGTGTTCATACCTAAAACTCCTGGTCCACCTACAAACCAATCTATATCTGGACTGTATAATGTTCCTCCTGCTCCAATAACTCCTGGAGACACATAAGCAGGTGATCCTGCTACAGATGTTTCAAAAAAGTTATATGCACTTCCAGGGAAACTTAAAACATAAGCTCTTTTAATTTTACTTTGGTTGTATATCATATATGGAGGTGCAGCGTTATGCCAAAATCTTTCAATAGATGTCCCAAATCCATTACCAACTCCTCCTGGTAAATCTGTAGCTATTACATTTGTGTCTAATCTAACTGAGTCTATAATACCTGCTGCTGGTGAAAGTGTGTTAACCATATCTAATGACGTTTGGTTCCAAATCATAGCCCCTGTGTATGGGTCAATTGTAAACGTAGGTGAAGGGTAGAACCCTCCGCCTGGTGCAGGTGAATTAGGTGCA